GCCTACAAGTTATTTGCTGACATTTATCCAATTAAGAAGATCCGTTTGGTTATCTATCAAGAGAGAATTCACAACATCGATGACCAAACAGTAGATCTTGAGGACTTGCTCGAATGGGAAGTTGCAGTTTTAAGACCTGCTGCAAAGGAAGCACAAAATCCAAACGCTGAAGCGATTAGTGGTAAGTGGTGCAAGTACTGTCCTGGCAGAAACATTTGTCGCAAGAGAAGCGAAGATGCTCTTTCTATCGACACAGAAAAGAAACCAGAACTATTGACTGACTCTGAAATTGAGGAGTTGCTTCCAAGATTAGATTTTGTAATCGACTACTGTAATTCACTTAAGGATTACGCCTTAAAGAAAGCCATCGAAGGTAAGAAATGGAAAGGCTACATCCTATCTGAAAGCACCACTAAACGAAAGATTAGTGATGAAGAAGCAGTAAAGAATATTTTAAAAGATGCAGGTTTTAATCCTGAGGTAACCAAACTCATGAGTATCTCAGAACTTCAAAAGATGGTCGGCAAGACCAAGTTCAACGACTTAGTTGGTGATTACATCATCAAACCTAAGGGACAACCAGTGTTAGCTCCTGATCCTGACGCTAAAGAAAATACATCGGAGGACAAATAACAATGTTAAAAATTGAATCTGGTCTAGAAAAAAGACCGTTAAAGGTGGTCATCTACGGTGCGGAAGGTATCGGTAAATCAACGTTCGCATCGCAATTCCCTGAACCACTTTTCTTAGATACGGAAGGCGGAACTAGCAGCCTAAACATCAGACGTGTTAAATGCGGTAGCAGCTGGGAGTATTTACTTAGCTGCGTTGAAGAGGTCATCAAAGATCCAAGCATCTGCAAGACCTTAGTTATTGATACTGCTGACTGGGCTGAATCATTATGCACCAAATTTGTGTGCGAGAAATATCGTAAGTCAAACATTGAGGAGTTCGGTTTTGGTAAAGGCTACGTGTATTTACAAGACGAATTCTCAAAACTCTTATCAGCTCTCGACAAGTTAATCGAGCTTGGAGTCAATGCAGTAGTTACTGCACATGGCAAACCTAGAAAGTTTGAACTTCCAGAAGAAGCAGGTCAATTCGATCGATGGGAGATGAAGCTTACAAAACAAGTGGCTCCATTACTAAAAGAGTGGTGCGATATGCTTCTTTTCTGCAACTACAAAACTTATGTTGTAACAACTGAGAACAATACCAAAAAGGCACAAGGCGGTAAGCGTGTCATTTATACATCTCATCATGCTTGCTGGGATGCAAAGAACAGATATGGATTACCTGATGAGCTTGATTTGGATTTCAAAGGCATCGCTCATTTATTTGGCACACAAAGCCCTAAAAAACCGCCAGTTTCAAAGGAAAACACTGAGTCCGAATTACTTTCAAAGGTTAGAGAACTAATCAAAAATTCGGGCGTTTCTGAGGCCGACGTTGAGGCTGTCGTTACTGCTAAAGGTCACTATACAAAAGACAAACACTTAGCTGATTACAAAGAGGACTTCTTGGCTCGTTGGATCATTCCAAACTTCAAGAAGATTATTGAAACCATAAATAAAACTAAATCCACAGGAGGAAATGAATAATGGATAACACTAATTTAAATAAACCTAATCAAAACATGGAAATGGGATGGGACGATACCATCCAAGAAGACGGACAAGAACTAGTCCTTTTAGATGAAGGTGACTATAACTTCACAGTCACAAACTTTGAACGTGGCAGATTCCCTGGAGGTCAAAAGATCCCAGCTTGCAACAAGGCGACAATTACTGTCCAAATTGAGACTGACAAAGGTCTTTCTGTTATTAAATTCGACTTACTCTTATATAGAAGCGTTGAATGGCGTATCTCTTCATTCTTTAGATGCATCGGTCAAAAGAAGCATGGTGAGAAGCTTACCATGAACTGGAATACAGTAATTGGCAGCGTTGGTCGTGCTCATGTAACTCAAAGAAAGTACACAAACAACTATGGTGAAGAGAAAACAGTCAATGATATCGGCAGATTCATAGATTACGATCCAAAGTACTTTACTGAAATGTTAGGTGCTCCAGTTGAAATCTCTGACGATGATCTTCCGTTTTAATAGGAGGTGTCGTCAATGATGGAACTAAGACCTTATCAAGAACAAGCGGTCGAGTCCATTCTAGGCGAGTGGGAACAAGGGCATCAGCATACATTGCTGGTGCTCCCTACTGGCACTGGAAAGACCGTAGTGTTTTCAAAAGTAGTAGAAAAAGAAGTAGATAAGGGTGAAAAAGCACTCATATTAGCACATAGAGGTGAGCTTTTAGATCAGGCATCAGACAAACTTTATCAAACCACTGGATTGACGTCTTCGCTTGAAAAGGCAGAGTCAACAAGCATCGGAAGTCATGAATTGGTAACTGTCGCATCGGTTCAAACCATGTGCCAAGAATCAAGACTTAAGAAGTTTAAAAAAGATGAATTCGGCGTCATCGTTGTAGATGAAGCACACCATTGCATGAGCGATACATATCAAAGAATCTTGAAATATTTTGATGCTGCAAAGGTTCTAGGCGTAACAGCCACTCCAGATAGAGCAGACCAAAAGAATCTAGGACAGTTCTTTGATTCTAAGGCTTATGAATACACGCTTCATCAAGCAGTAAAAGAAGGATATCTATGTCCAGTAAAGGCACAGATGATTCCTCTTGAATTAGACATTAGAAACGTTGGTCTTTCAAATGGCGATTATGCAGTAGGTGAGATTGGATCATCCCTTGAACCTTACTTAAATCAAATCGCTCTTGAGATGCTCAATTATTGCAAAGGCAGGAAGACAGTCGTTTTCTTACCTTTGGTAAAAACCTCTCAGAAGTTCTGTGAATTGTTAAATGTTCATGGACTAAATGCTGTCGAGGTTAATGGTAACTCAAAAGATAGAGAACAAATCCTAGCCGACTTTGAAGCTGGGGAATATGACGTTCTTTGTAACTCCATGCTTTTAACTGAAGGTTGGGATTGTCCAGCGGTAGATACAATCGTTGTTTTAAGACCAACTAAGGTAAGAAGCCTATATCAACAAATGGTAGGTCGTGGTATGCGACTTGCACCAAATAAAAAAGAATTACTACTCTTAGATTTCCTTTGGATGACAGAACGTCATGACCTTTGCAGACCTTCAGCTCTTATCTCAAAGAATGAGGACATTGCCAATCGTATCGACAAGATGATGATGAACAATGAGTCTGGCATCAATTTGTTAGATGCTGAAGAGCAAGCAGGTAAAGACATCGTCCAAGAAAGAGAAGATGCACTTGCACGTCAACTTGCTGAAATGAAGAAACGTCAAAGAAAGCTTGTTGATCCACTTCAATATGCAATGTCTATCGCAGCAGAAGATTTGGCGGATTATGAACCTACATTTGCTTGGGAATGCGGTCCAGTTACAGAAGGCCAAAGATCTAAGCTTGAAAAGTTAGGAATCAATCCTGATGAAATCGAAAACTGCGGTAAAGCATCTCTTTTAATCACCAAGCTTATAAACCGTATCGATGCAGGACTTTCAACTCCTAAACAAATCAGAGCCCTTGAAAAGTATGGGTTCTACCATGTAGGAGAGTGGAGTTTTGAAGCAGCTAGCAAGATGATCTCAAGAATTGCAGCCAATAACTGGTTCGTTCCAAGAGGCATCGACGTTAGAACATATCAACCAGCATAAAAGGAGGAGGCTGTATGGAAAAAGACAATATTTTAGAAGCACTTGAGTACATTGATGCCTCAGACCTTAACTACACCGACTGGGTTAATGTAGGGATGGCTCTCAAAAGCGAGGGCTATCCTTGCTCAGTCTGGGACAATTGGAGTAGTAAGGATGCAGGCAGATATAAAGCAGGTGAATGCGAAAGAAAGTGGGCTGGCTTCAATGGTTCAGCCAATCCTGTAACAGGCGGTACTATCATCCAATTGGCAAAGAGTAAAGGCTTTGCTTTTTCTCGTTTTGAAGGTGATGGTTGTATGGACTGGGATGATGTCATCGAATACGATGGTGATGGATCTACACTTGAAGTGAAACAGGTTGAAAAGCCTACAGAACAATTAATCAAATATTTAGAAGTCCTATTTGAAGAGGATGAACATGTCGGATATGTAACCAATGATGTATGGCAAGACTCTGATGGCAAATTCCTACCTTCAAAAGGCGTATACGATAGAACAGCAAAGGAACTCATAGATTCACTTAAAAGGTATCCTGATGATTTAGGTGCCACCATAGGTGATTGGAAAGAGGACTGCGGTGCTTGGATTCGTTTTAATCCAGTAAGTGGTGGTGTAAAGAATGAGAATGTCACAAGGTTCACATATGCATTAGTTGAATCAGACGACATGAGCCTTACAGAACAAGACGCTCTTTATAGGAAGTTTGAACTACCAATTGCTGCTCTTGTCTATAGTGGTGGCAAATCAATACATGCCATTGTTAGGGTTGAGGCAGAAGACCAAGAGGAATATCGCAAAAGAGTAGATTTTCTCTACGATTTCTTAGATAAGCATGGCTTGAAGGTGGATAAGCAAAACAGAAATCCATCTAGACTTTCACGTATGCCAGGAGTCACAAGAAATGGTAAACAGCAAACATTGCTTGCTACAAATATCGGTCGTAAGTCTTGGATAGACTGGCTCGATTATGTTGAAAGAGCAAATGATGAGCTTCCAGAGCTTACCGTTCTTTCAAAGGATTTACTTGCCCATCCACCAGTATTACCAGAACAACTTATAGAGGGAGTGCTTAGATGCGGACACAAGATGCTTATATCTGGTAGTTCAAAGGCTGGTAAAAGCTATCTTTTGATGGAGTTATGCGTGGCTTTATCAGAAGGAATCAAGTGGGTGGATAGGTTTCAATGCAAGAAATCAAGAGTCCTATATGTGAACTTGGAAATTGATCCAGCATCCTGCATTAACCGCTTCATAGAGATCTATAAAGCCATGAAATATACACCAAAGCATAGTGAAGACATTGTCATTTGGAACTTAAGAGGTCATGCCATTCCTTTGGATAAGTTAGTGCCAAAGCTAATAAGAAGAGTGGCAAACCAACATTTCGATGCGGTAATCATAGATCCGATTTATAAGGTCATTACTGGTGACGAGAACAATGCCTCTGAAATGGGACAGTTCTGTAATCAGTTTGACAAGATTTGTGCTGAAACAGGATGTGCATCTATTTACTGTCATCACCATTCAAAAGGTGCTCAAGGCTTCAAGAAGGCTATGGATAGAGCAAGTGGCAGTGGTGTCTTTGCACGTGATCCAGATGCACAGCTTGACCTTATTCAATTAGAAGCCGATGACGATTTCATGTTAAAGAATGCCGATAATCCAAATGCTACCGCTTGGAGACTTGAATGTAGCCTTCGTGAGTTTGCTAACTTCAAGCCAGTCAACCTATGGTTCGATTATCCGCTTCACAAAGCCGATTTAAAAGGGGTTTTGAGCAGCATTGGAGCAGAAGGCAGCATTGAGGCTAATCTCGCCAAATCAGGCAAAAGAAAGTCGACTCCTGAATCAAGAAAAGAGGAGTTTGACAATGCATACGATGTACTTTTAGGAACTGACTCAAGTGTGCAAGTAAAAGACCTAGCCGAGTATCTTGGCATCTCTGAACGCACTATTAGAGATAGGTTAAAAGAACTAGAAGATTCATATCATTACTCAAAAGGGAGGGTTTATAGAAATGGAAAATAGACAATTATTCATACCTAAAAACGCTTCTGGAATGAGCTGTGTCATTTGTGGCAGAAAGGGCGAAATCTCCTATCTGTCAAAATTGACGGCAGAAAGGGAAATTTGCCTATCTGTCAAAAGTGGCAGAAAGGCCTTATATATAGGTAACGTTTCCGTCACCGCTGACGCACCTTTCTGTAGGATAGGGCTTGAGAGCCTGCCCTATCCCATAAAGAAGTGCATCAACGTCAGCCCTAGCCTTTCTGTTAAAAAAAACACCAAAGAAAAATCGGAGGTGGGTTTATGAAGATATTTTTACTTTTAGATCCGCCTACCGCAACAGCTCAAGAGAGGCAAGTGACAATCGTACACAACAGACCTGTGTTCTACCAACCAGAAAAGCTAAAGGAAGCCAAGAAGATACTAAGGCTGCATTTAAGACCTTTCAAGCCTAAGGAACCATTAGCTGGACCAGTTGAACTACACGTGTCTTGGTTATTTCCTAGAGGCAAGCGTCACAAACATAAAGAGTGGAGAGTGACAAAGCCTGACACCGATAACTTACAAAAGATGCTAAAGGACGTCATGACTGACTTAGGATTCTGGGTAGATGATGCTCAAGTGGTAAAGGAAGTAGTCGAGAAACTTTGGTGTGATGAGCCAACAGGAATCAATATTGAAATCATCGAATTAAACAAGTTGAAGGAGGATGACACCAATGGATAAAAAAGAATACTTAAGCAGGTATCATAACCTTCAGCTTAGAATTGGCAAAAAGAAAGAGTACATAGCATTCTGCAGGGAACGTGCTGATTCAATCCCAGGACCTTGCTATGGTGAGAGAGTAGGAACAAATCCTAATCGTAATACCGAGGCACCGTTTGAGAAATGGATACTTAGAGCACTTGACGCAGAACATGAACTTAAAGATTTAGAAGCAAAGGCCGAGAAGGTTAAGTCTGAAATAGAATCGAGCATAGCAAAACTAGAAGATGAAACAATGCAGATGATTCTTGTCTACAGATACATCGACTGGCTTACATGGATAGAAATTTCAAACAAGATTTATTGCTCCCTTGCTTCAGTTTATAGGAACCATCGAGAGGCCATTGAAAAATTGATAGTTCCTGATAGTACGTGATAGTTCGTGATAGCTAGTGATTTTGTCAAGTCTGTGTTATGATATAATTGGCGAAAGCCATAGAGAAATATTAGTCCATTTGGAGCAATCTGAGTGGGCTTTTTTCATGCTCAAAATCGAAAGGAGGTAAAGGGATATGCCACATAAACCTTTAAAGCCATGTAAGTATCCAGGCTGTCCTAACCTTACCGATGGAATCTATTGTGAAAAGCATAAGGCTCAAGCTGCAAAAGAGTACAACACATACGAGCGTGCACCTAACCATAATAAAAAGTATGGTCGTGAGTGGAAGCGAATCAGAGATAGGTATGTAAAGAAACATCCGCTTTGTGAACGCTGCTTGAAGGAAGGAAGAATTACACCAGTTGAGGAAGTACATCACATAATTCCAGTCAACAGAGGTGGAACCAACGCTGAAAGCAACCTCATGTCTGTTTGTAAGTCTTGTCACAATAAGATCCATATCGAACTTGGTGATAGACATCCGAGTGAACGCTAATGGGTAGGGGGAGTCAAATCTCTACAAATTTTTAATTCGACACCGAGGCTGGGGTTTCGTGCGAATTTTTTTCATTTCAAAGGGGGTATTAACCGATGGCGAAGGACGGTACTGCTAGAGGCGGTGCAAGAATAGGTAGTGGAAAGAAACCTACCAACAAAAATAAGGTGGAAGTGTTAACTACAACCTTTGATAATATGTCGGATTTTGTTACACCAGATGAAATTGAAGGTGTCGATGTTCCACCGATAAAAGATTATTTAAAAGCAAAGCAAAAAAATGGAAAAGACTTATATGCTCAGGACATTTTCAAGACCACTTACTTGTGGCTAAAGAAACGAGGCTGTGAAAACCTAGTCGGTAATCAATTAATCGAACAGTATGCGATGAGTGTTTCTCGTTGGATTCAATGTGAAGAAGCGATATCAGAATTTGGTATGCTAGCAAAACATCCAACAACAGGAAATGCAATCGCCAGTCCGTTTGTTTCAATGTCGCAGGCATATATGAAACAAGTAAACCAAATCTGGTATCAAATCTATTCCATCATTCA